GGTATGTGTAACTGGCTCGGGATAAGCAGGCAGGCACTGAATGAGTGGAAAAACGGGGAAACGCGTGCCTCCACACACGGTGACATCATTAAAAAGGCTTACGGAATGCTTGAGGAAATGTGGGTGGATTACATGCAGAATGGAAAGATATCTCCGCCGACTGCAATATTCCTTGCAAAAAATTTCTTCAACTACAAAGATGTCGCCGATGTAGTCGTCACGCCAAACAATCCGATGCAGGATCTTGACGCGGATACAGCACGGAAACGGCTCGTCGATGCGATACCGACCGACGATGATGAGTGATATACGAACGGGCATAGACGAGATTCTATGCTCGTTTCTGTTTGAATAAGATATATTGTCCCATTATTATATATATTGTCCCATAAATAATAATATATATACCTTACGACGTGACAGGTTGCTTTTTGGTGTAGCGTTTTTAGAGTGGACCAGACTGACCGGAAATAAAAAAAGACGGGGTATCACCCCTTCCGTGCCGACCGGATCCACCGGTTCAACGTGGAGAGTGATACCCCAAACCGAGCGGCTATGTCCTTACCGCTCATGACGTTGGCATTGTACATTGCGACGGCCTGCTTCATGTCTTTCTGCGTGCCGACACGGGGACGACCACCGCAACGTCCCCTGGCACGAGCTGCTTTCAGCCCGTCGATGGTTCGCTCTGCGATTAAGTCGCGTTCAAACTGCGACAGAGCGGATAGCATCGTCAGCATCAGCTTGCCGGTCGCCGTGGTTGTGTCGAGGTTTTCTTTCAGCGACACGAGATGAACACCCATTCCGGTCAGGCGATCCACAAGATCGAGCAGGTCTTTGGTAGAACGACTGAGCCGGGAGAAGGAATCGATGACAAGTACGTCGCCGGAACGGAGCGTGAGGAGCATGGTCCGGAGTTCCGGGCGGTCTGACTTGGTGCCGGTCATCTTTTCATTGAAGATCCGCTCACATCCGGCTGCGTTGAGGTTGTCGATCTGCCGGTCGAGGTTCTGATCCTGGGTTGAGACTCGTGCGTATCCGATTTTCACAAGGCATCTGCCTCCTTCTGTGTCAAAACTGACACGTTTTTGAATGGTTGATTTTGACACGGACGATGACACAGAATTGACGCCGTAACTGGATGATCGGCGGTATCCTGTGCCATGTGTCATAACCGCTCGTATTTGACATTACGGATGACGTTCCCGTAACCTGTGGATAAAGTTCTCAAGATGGCCGATGATTTCGCGGAGGTCCTCGGCATCCTGGTTAAAGCGGACGGACTCCAGGTCGCTGGCATGACCGATGAGATCGTCCATGGCAAGGTGAACGGCCTCAAATGTTTCTTGCAGAATGAGTTGCTTCTGTGTCATGGTGATTGTTCCTTTCTCATCCAAATAGTTTTATACTTGCCTGTGCAGAACATGTCCGGGATGGAATGAACATTGTCTATAGCCATAATATCCCATGCGCGGTCTTCCTCTTCAGTGGTAGGAAAGATGGATTCCGGATCGTCATGGAAATACATGTCTTCGTCGTATTCTGATAACGGCATCCATCCTAGACTGTCGCCGATCTTGTGAACAAGAACGTCTTTCTCTCTTTGGAACATGGATCCGGTGTTCAGCATGACATAGTATTCTTCTTTATTACGGAGCGTGACGAGCATGCCGGTGCGGAGATCAGATTTCTTCATGGTTTGTTCTCCTTTCTCCAGCTGACGCTGGCTGCGAGGTCTCCGGCGGAGGCCCCGTGTGCCAGGGTCAGTCATTGTCTTCGTCTTCGTCTAGCGGTTCAAGGTCGTTGTACAGTTCGATGAAGAGAGAAGGTGTAAGCATGTCCGGTATCTCCCAGTCTTCAGATTTCAGCTTGGCAATGATCCTGGCTGCGTCGTCTTCTGTGAGTCCTTCGCCAGGGTTGGTGGAGTCGAAGACGATACTCATGCATTCTTCGAGGGTTTCATCATCTGGTGTTTCGACGGTGGTCACGTTTGTGACAATGCATTTCCCCATGTGCGGAGCAAGCAGGTTTGCAACGTCGCTTGCAACCATGTTGGCAGGGATCTGAATGGTGAATTCGATTTTCTGCTCACCATTGAGCATGTGGAAGTTTACGTAGTTAATCATGGTAGCTTCTCCTTTCAGATTTCATACAGTTTGGCATACAGCTTTTGAACCTGGCGCTCGTGTGATTCCGTTTGCGCAAGACTGTAGGCAAGCTGCCACATGTCATCGTAGGAATCATCGTGAGTTGTGTTGTACCATTCCCGGTGGAGTTCTCCGATTCTATCGGATACGAGTCTTCTTAGGATGTCCAGTTCGACGACGTTGATTGTGATCGTTGCGGTTCCGCACTGTTCTTCTTTGTCGAGCCGTTTCAGAATGTTCGGAAGAAAGTCAGCATTCATGATTTCGATTGCGTCGCTGACGAGGTCTGTTTTGATAGCCATGATATCAGTCTCCTTTCATTAACTATTATACTATAGTAAACGTAAATGTCAACAGCATTTTTTGTTTGCGATGCAGGCCGAGGAAGTCCACCAGTCAATGGCGTATTCGATCTCTTCTTCCGGGTATTTGTAGACGAGGATCTTTTCGAGATCGGCACCGTCCCGGATGAATCCGTATCCTTTGCCTTCACGCTTCGGGTTGGGAAGCATTTCACATCCGCCTTCTGCGATGAGGAAACGGGACTGTTGCTTGTTTACCGTGCGGAGTCCAAGGACCGTGGAGAAATTGCATTTCAGAACGGTGGGGATTGTGACTGCCAGTACATTTTGCGTGCAGGCGATGACATGGACCCTGGCTGCACGTCCGATCTGTGCTAGTCGCTGAAGCAATGGGAGTGTTTCCTTCTTAATGGATACCATCAGATCCGCCAGTTCATCGATGACTACGTACAGATGCGGACCGTCATATTCCTTCGTGCCTTTCCCCTGCATTACGGAAAACCTGCGTTCAGTTTCTTCCACTGACCACTGCAAGGCGCGGACGATGTCCGGGTGGTCGGATGCGTACCTGGCAGTGTGCGGGAGCGGTTCGTACTGGGCGAGTTCCACCTTCTTCGGGTCGATCAGTACAAACATACAGTTAAAAGGGGATTGGGTCATCAGCAGGGAATGGATGATCCCGTTAAGGGCAACGGACTTCCCGCTGCCAGTCGCCCCGGCGATCAGCAGGTGCGCACTTTCAGCAAGGCGCAGGAACGGACGGTATACAGATCCTGCCGGGGTCACATAGGATTCTGGGACGGTGTGTAACATTGGTTATTCCCCCTTCAGTGTACCAAATTTGTAGAGCAGGGTTTCGATCTCGTCGGATAGTGTATAGGTATCGTCGGTGTCATAGCCTTTGGACTCGAGGTAGTCATTGAATACGTCGAGGAATGCGCTGACAGTTTCGAGCCGGATCCTGTCTGAGCTGGGGTCGTCCGGTGGATAATCGTGCGTGTCGTCCGGACCGATGCATCGCGCGTTCATGTCCGGGTTGGCATCGAGTATCTGCCGTTCCATGTAGACGACTTCCGGGTGATCGTCTTCCGGGTATGCATCCAGAATTGACTGGAGAATTTCGTTCCATGTAGGGTATGGAATGGACGGAACCTTCCAATAAGTATCGTAGTCGTTGTCGTGTTCTGCTTCGATCTCTTCGCCTGGAATGGAGTAGCTACCGAAGTACCAGTCAAGTCCACCGTAAAGCCATACTTCACCGTTATACAGAGCGGAGTAGACGTAGACTCCGCCACCGGTATAGTAGCACTTGACATTTTCGAAACGCTTCATGGTCATTCTCCTTTCAGTCGCGCCACCACTTGTCGGAGCGGATTTCATTGACAGTGGCAGGTATGTCGTTTGAGTACAGGATCTTTTCATAGTCACGGGGACACAGGGCTTGGTAGGATCCGGTGAACGAATCCGGGTCGTAGGCAATGATCGTCGTCCACATCCAGTTCTGACCGTAGTCAAACCAAGTGTCCTCTACTTTGTAGGTGATGCCCTTCCTGCTGCGCTTGGTCAGTTCCTCACACGCGCGGGTCAGCTTGGCGACCTCTGCGGAGTCCGGGGCGTACTGTCTGATGATTTCCATTTGTAGCACCTTCCTTTCATATACTACGATATCAGAGATAACGTAACTTGTCAATGATTAATTCTATTCTGTGAACAGTTGCGCTTCGACCGGGAGCAGGTCGTATATGTCCGGGTCATCCTTCGTATTCCATCCACACCAGGCCATGACGGCGACCTTCAGTGATCCGGAACGGCTTTACCGGGTGAACGTCGGACATGTGGTACAGATACTTTACTTTCGTGTCCGGCTGCCAGTCGTATTTGCTACCGACAGGGACCCAAGTTTGCTCGAGGTATTCGTCCCATTTTTCCTTCGTGTAGACTGCCACATAGTGGTCAATGTATGCAGAGCATTTGACGAGCGGACGACCGTGTCCGGTTTCGGCGATGAGGATCCGCTCCCCGCAGAATCGTCCGAGGGTGTTCCTCGTCCTGGTTTCGTACTGCTTCAGCAGGCACATGATGTCATCTACGAACGGCTGATCCTTGCAGTTGATGAAGACGACCGGTGTCATGGTATCACATCCTTTCCATATAGAACGTGTTGCACATCATTCCGATGATGTGAAGCAGGGTATCTACTTTGCACCGGTAGTAGTCGCCGGCTTCGTCCGGTTCGTTTGCGTATGGGTACAGTTCGCTTACATCAGCAATGGTGTATTGCATGATTTTATGGGCAGTCTTTTCGTCCATATCGAAACGGATGATATACATTCCCGGTTTTTTGATGGCGTTTTTTACACCTGTCAGCATTGCCTCGTATCCGATTCGTTCGTCGTCGTTAAGGTACAGTGTCAGCTGATTTTCGAGATACTCCGTGAGTATGTCAAGGTCTTTGTTAACGTTTGTTGTTTCGATCTGAAACCGCTTCATTGTGTTGTCCCCCTTTCAGTCGATGCACATGTCATAGTAGGAGCATACGTCTATAATCTTATCTTGGATGTCGTCGTCGTCCGGCATGTTGCCGAAGTCTACTTCATCCTCAAGATCGGTGAAGATCTCATCCACGAGCGAATTGAATCCGTACGGGCATTTATTAAGGTCGATAGAGTCTTCGTCCATTTCGCGGAGCCAGTATTCTATACTGTCGCGGAGTCCGATTTTGTTTGACTGGTTCACGATGAATGATACTTCGTTGGGAGTGAGTGCGAGAGTTGTTCCGTTATCGCGTTCGAATATGAAGGAACAATTTTCTACTGTCAGTTTCATTGGATGATCCCCCTTTCATGTTACATAGTCATTATATCAGAGTTAACGTAATCATGTCAACAACTTTTTGCCGGTGCTATTACGATCATTCCGCTCCGTACCGTTGCATTCCGGAAGAAGCGGAGATAGTTCCGCAGGGGTTCGTTGCGCTGGTACTGGTCGGGACCCGTTTGGCGACCGATACCGGAACGGTCGCCTTCATACACTGTGATGTATGCGGTTCCGCCTGTCGTTTCGGTGACGTGTTCGATGTACCGGGCAATGGCTCCAACTGTCCAATCATCGTTGATGACATTCAGAACGTTCGAGCATATCACGTCAACCGGTGTACCGTCGTATTCTGCGCGACCCATTGCTAACCTGGTCGCTTCATTTACTTCGTATGGCTGATTGAATGGGTCATAGGGCAGGTATACCCGTCCGGGCAATGATTCCCGGATATGATCGGTGTACCGTCCGCATCCGTAGTCAAGAACATACTTGGCGGTCAGTTTTGCTTTCCGGTATACTGCGGGAAGTTTCGTCGAATTGATCGACGTTCCTGCGCTTGAAAACTTCTGTATCATGGTTTCGTCCCCCTTCTTCAGTCGTTCGCATATAGTACGGGAATGGGTGATATTCCGCATTTCCTGCTTACAGTTGTGACGGCAAACCTGGTTGCTCTTGAGCATGTCCGGTATACCCGGACGGCTCCCGTCCTGCATGGGATCCGGATGGAAAGGGTTCCCGTTTCGGTCGTAAAAGTGTATTTGATTCGATGCTTTCGCAGGGTTTTCGCCACTTCCATTTCAGTTGTGCAGTCCGTCACGATTGCCCGGACCCGGGCCGATGTAATACCGATCATGGTTTAATCCCCCTTTATTTTTGAGTACAACCGGGCGAGAAACCCGGATATTTCGGAAGGTTTGAAGCCGATAATGTCGCAGTCATTCCGTCCGTTTATGGTGTCCATCACGATCACGTACAACTCAGCGGGGAAAGTTTCCGCATGGTTCCATGGTTCCGCTTTCCTGTATGTTTCCCATTCCTGTTTCAGAACGGGCAGGGAATATATATCCCCTGTATCGATGTCGTATAGTTTCATGGATGTATCCCCCTTTCGGAGCGGGGGACGGTTCCCCGTCCCCCTGCGTGTGCTTAATGATCCCATGTCCAACTGTCTTCACCTGCAACACATCCTCTGTTTTGTGCTTTGCAGATATCGCAGTTGCCCGGGCAATGCCATACATTTTCCGGCGCTTTTTCGATTCCCCGGAATACACACCGGAAAACTGGGAATCCGTACGGGTTCGGCATTGCCAATCCTTTCCATTCCGAAAACATGATTTTCAAGTTTCCGGGAATCGCTATGGAACGGGTTCCGCCGTGTGTACGGACATATTCATTAATCAACTGGTATTCCTTCGTATACGTCCAAATTACCCAGTCCGGGAACAACCTGGCAGTTTTTACCACTTCCGCGAGATATTCAGCGGAAACCATATCACCCGCGACGTGGAACCGGAAAAACTTGTTTGTCTTTTTCCGCGCCATACGGTGCCGGATTTGTTCGAAATATCCGGTAAAATTTTTCCGCAAGATAACGAGATTTTTTGCCCGGGCATACAGGACATTTTTATACTGAAGGCATGCCTTCACGTCATAGCAGTATTTGATACATTCCGCACAGTTTCCGCAGGTGAACATGGGCGGAAGGGACACATTCAGAACCCGGCCAATTTTCCGGTTTCCGATTGATATAACAATCTCTAAACCTTCCACGTCGATACTTTCATAGTATCCAATGGCTTTCTGCATCGCTTCACGATACTTTTTCAGACCTTCACAAGAATACATTTTCAACACCCTTTCATTATTTGATTCTGAACGTTCAAGCGTTCAATGCAGGGAAGGAATTGATTCTGTTAGTTGTGTTTTAATGTCGTGTTGTTTTGAAAGCCCATACATTGCGCTTTTACTTCTTCGGGAATCATTGCTTGAATCAGTCTGTACTGCGGGTTGTTCGTGACCGTGACCACCGTTTTATTATTTGCAAGTGAAACCGTCCATGTTTCAACAACTTTTTCGCCGTTGTCGGTTATGACGGTTTCCGCCTTGTACGTTCCTACTTTTTTTACTTCACTGATGACTTTTTCTTTTTCAGCTTTATAAAGCTTTTCAATCGCCTTGAATTCATTTTCAAGTTTCGTGAAGTTGTCAAAATCCTTTTTATTCATGGTTTCGTCCTTCCTTTCGTTTGTGTTCCTTCCCTGTATTGGACGCTCGCATTACGTCCAATCTTTCACGCGCAACCGCAACGCTTTTTCACACAGTCGTTTCAACTTTCTTCATCACGCTTTCGCGTTCCGTCCGTTTATTATCCTGCCGTTGATCACGCTTGCACGTTCTTCAGTTGTCAAGGTTCAGTCGTGAGTTATGGCCTAGCCGAAACCGCCGCGCTTCTTGCGCCTTCCCGTTGTCCCTTTCGACATTGTCATTCTATCATGACATGATGACATTATCAATGGTTTTTTATATTGGGTGTAGGTTTTTATATGTATATAAAAACCTTTCGACGGGTACCCACAGGGGAACCGACGACCAGGGTCCAGGCATTACGTGACCCTCCTCACCACCGAAAAAATAAAAAAGGCTCTCAGCCGAAAAAAATAAAAAAGGGCCTTTACATATTCATGAATTCGTGATAACATGACATCGAAACACGAAAGGAGATAATGGTATTATGAAACGTAGTAATGCAGTTGAGATGGAGAACAGGGAGATTATGCGGGTTGCCAGGGCGGAGCGTGGCATGACGCAGACGGAGTTGGCGGAGAGGATGGGAATGTTGCGGAACGGGTTGTCGATGAATTTGTCGCGTCCCCGGATCAGCCTTGACATGTTTACGCGTATCCTGGACGCGATGGGATATGATGTTGTGGTTGTGGACCGGGAGGACGGATCGGAGAAGTGGAGAGTGAAGGTTCCGGAATAATTTCAAAAACATATTGACAAGACAACGTAAACGAGTTAATATGATTACGTAAGAAACAAAGAATGGCGGTGATGAACGCGTATGAAGAGAGTGATTGGATTAATTGATGAGAGGAAGGGGGTGGAAAAGCAGCGTGAAGTGATTGAGGAGTACTGTACGGAGCATGACATGATGATCGCGGACTGGAAGAGCGACGGGATCGGGTTTGTTGCGTACGGAAACTGGATGCACGGGATGAAGTACGACGCGGTTGTTGTGGCTGACAGTGCGATTGTAAGTGATAACATATTCAGGTTCTATGCTTATAAGAGCGTGCTGAAGCGTCGGCACTGCGACCTGATTGCGGTCAGGGATGATTTCCCCGGAACAGCTTTGTACAGGAAGGTTCTGGACACGATGATCGACACGATCTGCGAGATTGAGATCCAAAACGAGCCGTTGCAGAAGGTGAGTGACCGGACGGACAAGGTTGCGCGGGGAGCGTACATAGGCGGGAGAGCGCCGATGGGGTACAGGATCTCCGGTGGGCAGCTGGAAGTGAATGAAGAAGAAGCGAAGGTTGTGCGGTTTATTATCGAGCGGAAGCGTCAGGGAAAGACAATGCTCGGTACGGTTGACGCGCTGAACAAGGAAGGTTACCAGACGCGGAACGGGAAGCTTTTTGTGATCAGTACGGTGCAGAGTATCTGGAACAACGAGAAGTTTTACGAAGGTTATCGCCGGTTTGGGAAAGACGGCGAGTGGGTAAAAGGCCAGCACGAAGCGATTATAAAGAGTGACAGAGACGGCAAGAAAGCCGGGAAAGGGAAATTCGATGAAGATTTACAGTATTAAAGCGAGTAATGTTGGAGCGGGACCGTGCGCAGTGGCGTGTGTAGCTGAAGCAGCGGTGGAGAATGATGACGGAAGCATGGTGTACGTGGTGATCCAGGAATATGACGGGTTTGCGATGACGGTTTCCAGGGACAGCGTGTTTGATTTCCTTGCAGGTGATGGTGAAGAGCCTGCGAAGGACTTTATTGAGAGCTGCGGGACGGTGAAGGAAGCGAACGAGTCTGTTTACGCGCCTGTTGTGAAGCAGCTTCGGAAAGCGGTTAAACTGCTGGGGTGATGCGCGGTGGATAAGTACATGAGTCAGGAGCAGAAGGATGATCTGCTGGAAAGGCTGACGGAAACGATGAAGTATGATATCCTGACGCGCGGGGACATGCTGAAGATTATAGATGTCTGCACGGAAGCGCTGGAGCGGAGTATCGCGGATGTGCATGAGAAAAAGATGATTGCGCTGCTGACGGACGATGATGACGGGAAGAGTGAAGAAGAATGATCGCGCTGATAGGGATTATATTCCTGATTTACTGGGTGAATGAGCGGTTCGGGATGAAAACCGCTGTGATAGTATTTTTTGTGGTTGGCGGGATCCTGCTGATCGCGTTTTGCAAGGCGTGGTCGGATGGGGATAAAGCGTACCTGAACGTGATGCGGTACTGGAAGAAAGGCGGTCCGGAGCGGGAAGAGGAAGAGCGTACGGAGCGCAGGAAGCAGGAGACGGTCACGCGTGTGCAGGATCCGGATGGGCCGACGCTGTACCAGCAGAAGTGTGCGGAACTGGAGCGCGAGGCACTTGAGAGGCAGCGGAAGGCGCGTGAAGGGCAGGTTCCGGTGGCGACAGTGCCTGAAGGCGGTCAGCAGGCGAAAGAGGAACTATTTGTGTGTCCGGTGTGCGGACGGTATGTACGGACGCAATCGGAGAGGGCGGTAGTGAATGGGCAACTGATGCGGGAGTACTACTGCCCGAGGTGCAGGAAGAAGATTATCACGGGGATTTAAGAGAGAAGAGACGCAGGAATGCGGGGATAGGCTGTGAAGAGCGGCCTGTTCCCGTTTTTTTGTTGGAAGGAAGTGGGGAAATGACAGAGATAGAGCAGGTAAGGCGGTATGTGGAGAAGCGGCCTGACGATCCTGGCGTGTATCGGGATGCGGTGGCGATATTGTATGATGAGATCCGGCATGGGCGGAGTGAGTTGCACGCGGAGAATAAAGAACTGCGGAAGAAGATTGGCGCGGCGATCAGGAGGAATCAGTCTGATCTGAACGTAATTGAGCGATTGAATAACAGTTATTATCATAGTTTATTGATCGATGCGACTGTTGATTTTGACGCGTATTGCCAGTATGTGGAACGCAACAGGGATCCTAAAAAGCGGTTTTACCTTCCACGACGGAAACAGTTGTTGCCTGTTGTGAACAGTCTGCAACGACTCATGGATGACGAATTGGATATTCTTGGAATTAGTCTGCCGCCCGGTGTAGGGAAAAGCACACTGGCGATCTTTCTGTTGACGTGGGTAGCTGGGCGGTGGCCTGAAGAGCCGAATCTGACGGGCAGTCACAGTAACGCGTTTGTCAGGGGCGTGTATGACGAATGTTTGCGTGTGTTTGACAAGAACGGAGAATATTTGTGGGGCGATGTTTTCCCAGGAGAGCGTGTTGTAGACACGAACGCGAAGGATTTACGGATTGATTTGGGAAAGCGGAAAAGGTTTGAAACACTGGAATTTACGTCAATTGGAGCGGGAAATGCAGGTCTTTATCGTGCAGGCAGGTTGCTGTACTGCGACGACCTGGTGGCAGGATTGGAAGTAAGTTTGTCAAAGGAGCGGTTGGATAAATTGTGGGAGACGTACGCGACCGACCTGAGACAGCGCAAGATAGGTGATCACTGCAAAGAATTACACATAGCCACAAGGTGGTCCGTGAACGACGTAATTGGGCGATTGGAGAGGCAATATGAAGGATCTGACAGGGCAGAGTTCATTTCTGTTCCTGCACTGAACGAGAACGATGAAAGCAATTTTAATTATCTGTATGGGGTTGGGTTCAGTACGGAGTTTTATCATGAGCAACGGGAAGTAATGGACGAAGCGTCGTGGAGAGCATTGTACATGAATCAACCGATTGAGCGCGAAGGACTTTTATATGATCAGAATGAGTTAAGGCGGTATTTTGAACTACCTGATACGGAACCTGATGCAATTCTGTGCGTTTGTGATACGAAAGACAGGGGTACAGATTATTGTGTGATGCCAATTGCGTACCAGTATGGTCAGGATTACTACATTGAGGACGTTGTGTGCGACAACGGTAATCCGGAAGTTGTTGAACCGAGGCTTGCGCAGAAGTGCGTGCAGCACAAGGTGCATATGGGGCGGTTTGAGTCGAACAGCGCTGGGGGAAGGGTTGCGCAGAGCGTGCAGGAGATGATCCGGAGTCAGGGAGGAAGGACAAAACTTACGACAAAGTTTACGACACAGAACAAGGAAACAAAAATTATTATGGCGAGTCCATATGTGAAGGAACATTTTCTGTTTAAGGATGACAGTGTTGTGAAGGATAAAGAGTACAGGAGATTCATGAACTTCATGTGTTCATGGACAATGGCTGGAAAGAACAAGTTTGATGACTGCGTGGATGCGATCAGTATGCTTGCGGATTATGCGCAGAGTTTTGCGCAAGGGCAGGCGGTAATTTTTGCAAGACCTTTTTAAGGAGTTGATTTTATGGCAAATTACAAATCTCCGCCAAATAAAACGCACGGTGAAAGTCATACACGGCTTCAGAATATATGGTGCGGAATGAATAGCAGGTGCAATCCATCGCATAAGGATGCTTTAAGATACGGGAAAAGGGGGATTAAGGTTTGCGATGAATGGAAATCATATGAATCATTTGCCAAGTGGGCGAGAAGCAATGGATACAAAGAAGAATTAACAATAGAACGGATAAATGTTAATGGGAATTATTGCCCAGAGAACTGCACATGGATTCCTATTGAAAAACAGGCAAGAAACAGAAGAACGACATACTGGGTAAATTATATGGGAAAACGTATGTCATTGGCAGAAGCGTGTAAAATTGCTGATCTACCGTATAAGCAGGTATTTTGGAGAATGGTGCATGGATGGAATTTTGAAAAAGCGATTACCGTTCGTATGGGAGAAGATAACGGAGTCAGGGATCATACGCAAAAGTGCGTTATTTGCGGAAAGAGTTTTATATCTCATAGTCATCAAAGCAAATATTGTTCTCATGAATGTTATCTTGTAAAAAGAGCAAATGACAGAAAGTTTCTTAAATTTAATAGTTAATAGCACAAAATGTAATTTAATTATTACGAAACGGTTGACAGAATTGCAAAACGTGTTATATAATCCAATTGCAAGAACTATCCTGCTTGTTTGGTGACCGCATTTCCATAGGGATTGCGATTGCCATGGGGTAGTTGAAGACGCTGGACAGCGAGGAGAGCCGTTGTTCAGCGTCTTTTCTTATATACGGCGAAAGGAGGAGTCCG